GTTGGGATCGTGCTGATCAGGCGTAGTCCTCCGCCAGTCTTCTCTACATTCTCGGCGACTGGAGCTTTTGAATTTGGCTCGCGAGGTTTCTTTGGTTTGGGTTCTCGTTGAGCAGAGGACTGAGCTTGAGCATTCTTAATCGTGCTATTTTGATTAGAATTCCCAGAGCTGAATCTCGTGCTCTTGAGGCTTTTCAAGGATTTCTTGGCGTTGTTCATTTTCCGAGGTTCAGAGCTCTCGCGACCAAGCTGAATTTCGCTGGGGTGATATTCGACTTGTTTTGCTTGGTAGAGCACCGAACCAAAGTTTGAAACTTTTCGTCGCGCCATCTCGAAAAGCGTTGCCATGTCCTCGGTCTGCAAGACCTTCAGTCGAAGGGATTCAGGCACATTGTCCAGTCTGAACTGGCAGGCCAAGATCGCCCAATCGACAGAAGTTTCTAGAGCAGCTTTGCCCCAAAGGTCGGGGTCCATCTGTTGACTGAGGAACTTAAGGCTGGAGGCGTAGTCGCGCTCCAGGAGTTCTTTGACAACTCTGACCTTAGCTTCTTCAGTCGTGCACTCTAAGAAACGAGCACCGTACAACTCCCAAATCTCTGGAACCAAATCCTTGTTCAGCAGAGCCATGGCAGCAGTTCGTTCGGAGTGGGTGGCTTTCGAGTCACTGTAGAGATTTGTCACCAGGCCAGCTTTATACAAGCGTTCAGCAACTGGCGTCACACCGAGCTTATTCATATCCGTAATAAACTCTTTTGAAAGCATCGTGTGAATCTCTAAAGGCCCGAACTTCACGTCCTTAACGATCTGCCCCAAACCGCCTTTTCCGTGGGGGTTCCCCATAAGCTGAACATATCGGTCAACGTCTATCTCGCAGGGGGTGGAGTTCATCCCGTCATCACCTGCTGCCCAGACCTGACACTTCTTCAAGAATTCTTCGCCATACATTTTGGTGAGAACGAATTTGTTGTAAAGTATGTTACGAAGAGTGTTGAAGAGTGTTGTCAGAGTGGGATGCCCTGAGAAGACTGTTCCGAATATGTCACCAACCATGCCTGTCACCGTGGAGAAGCTGTATTTATCTTGGAACAGAGCCGATTCGACCTCGTCCAGCAGATGTGCCGGAATTGCGAAAGCGGGGTGAATCGCCAAGCATCGTAACAGCCAAGCACCGATTCGATGGTCTACCGTCTTGATATTCGGTAAGTGCTGACTACCATCGAAGGTGCCTCCATCGGATGAGAGGACAAAGTTGCGGAAATGTCCTTTCGACCTAGCCTCTTCCAATTTCTTTGCGAACTCCGACATGGAGTATCCGGATATGAAACCAGGCTCAACCATTTTGATCAGTTTGATCATGAGCTTGGTGACATACGATCCGACGGCCTTCATAGAAGCTGAAGGATTACAAATCAGTCTTGGCCTTGCGTCTGCCAAGGGAGAGTAATGCACTTCATCGGGCTTAACGAACAAGCTCATTCGCTTGTCAACGCGGCCCTCTCGAATGAAGGTCTCCCAGCCTTGCTTATAAAGCGCACGTTTACCCGGGTCAGGTATGCCAGCGAAAAAGTTTTCGAGGGACATGTCTTCAGACCAGTCCAGATCCATTGCGTTAATGAATGCAGGCTCGTTGTCGTCCATCCATTTACTAACGAAAGCGTGAAACTCCCGGAGAATCTGATCATCGGGGTAGTTCTTGCTAGCGTAGTTTCGAGCTTTGATTGCTGCATCGATGTTCTTCTCACATCTTCCGAAATGGATACCCTTCTGTCCTGGTATTAGTTGCTGATAGGTGAAAGACTTGCAGGTGCAAATTGGATCGCGACCCTGCTTACGAATTCTAAGGTTGCAATTGCCGACTTTGTGATAAAATCGCTTAGAATTCTTTTGTTGGAAGTGAATTTCTCCCAAAGGTTCGTAGCCTTCTGGGAATGGAATCGGACCGTCAATTTTGTCGTTCCCGAGTTGGAGACTGTCAACTGTTCGATGGATGTTGGGTCGTCGCCAAAAGCAACAGAAACTGACAACAGCTCGCCAGGCTCGCTGTATAAAGTTCGGTTGATCAACGAGTCTGGTGGCGCGAAGCGCATCCTGCTGAATTGGAGCG